GTTTAATCCTGCACCCATGAAATCATAAATTGTTTAAAAGTTATATGCATTTTTTAGAAAGAAAAAAAAGTTTGCTTGTTATTTTTTACTTTTGAACAAGTCTTTTGATTTTTTTATTGTGTCACCAATCTTTTTGACTTTGCTTTGGAACTCTGTATCAGTTGATGTCTCTTTGGTACTGCTACTCTTTTGTTCTCCTGTAAAGAATAATTCAGCTTTGCCATCCTCACAAGGCTTTCCCTTGTAAATGCCTATGGAGTGATCTAATAGTTTGCGACCATCATCTATAGAATTAGCTTCTGTTGTTGCATTACATCTTGAACAAGTTAGTGTACCCATTTGACTCACCTATACATTGAATGCCGTTATTGTAAACGAGCCTTCTGGATGAGCTTGTTTCTTGTCGTATCGAATTACCAAATCACTTTCGTATAATCCACCTACAGAAAGATCAAAGTTCTCAATTGTGAGGTCTTCTCTTAGTCCTACAACTTGGGATATGTCTCTCTTTGTGATTAATACTGTACCTGCTACGATTTGTGGGGTTTCCCATACGTTACGAAGTCCTAATGCCATTGCCAGACCTGAGTTATTTACGACGTCTGTTGCATCAGTTGGTCCTAACAAGAATCTGCTGATAAATGCATATTCACCGTTTGTTCCTGCGTTCTTTACTGCTAATGCAGCATCGCTAGGATTGATGAACATTGTATCTGCACGATTTCTTTGTGTACCTGGAAATCTTGAACGAATTACTTCGATCAATGCTTCTAACTCTGAGTTTGAAGGACTTGCACTATCAAGGGCTGCCTTTGTTGCAGTGTTTGTTGCTGCTGCCACTTGCGTACTAATGAGGTCTTCTCCCACCATAAAGTAGAATTCGTTTCCTGCGTTCTTCAAGCTTTGCTCAACTGCTAAGAAATTGTTGTCTTTTACGTCATTCCTTTCCACTGAAAGTGTTCCTCTAAAGGAATTGTTTGTACCACTACAGTCTAGCTCTACAGTTTCTACCTTACCGCCTATTGCCGGTGGTGTACCTGTACCGCCTTCCTTGTATATGATGATTCCTTTCTGGTCAGTTGGTGAACCACCTACAGTATCTGTGTACTTTGTAATTGGTACATTGACTTTAGGTGTTGTCATGTCTATGACTCTAGAATATTGCTTCCAATCCGAATAAGGCTCTGCACCTTCTAGTATCTCATCTGCGATTTTCAAAGCAGACAAGCTGTTTGGAACAGAGACTGTCTCTTGGAATCCTTTGGCATAATCACCTATACGGAGGTTATACCTGTCTTTCCAGAGTGCTGCTAAGTTTGGATTTGGAGTTTCATTTTCAAAGGCATGATCACCTTTAGCATAGAACACCTCTAATGGTGTTTCTCTAATTGGCTGCCAGATGTCAGATCCACGAGCATGAGCATTTGTTTGCAATGCTTCTTTGATTCCTCTAAATTCTGGCATTCCCAAAATTGATTGTCTGTTCATCTTAGTTTTGGACATCTTAGAAGACACCCTCTCTTTGAACATCTACTGCAATCATGTCAATATCACTTACACCAACATCATTTAGTGCAAATGCAATTACTGAATCACCAGTTGTTGCAAACTCTAGCACCCCAGTTGTTGCTGATTGTGTTAGTGGATCGCCTATAGTTACAACGGCAGCTCCATCACCAGAAACTCTGGCGAGACATCTGCCTTGTGTTACTACTACTACTCCTTGGCCTGCAGCATTAGTTGCACGTGTTGAATCGTCTGAACTAGCTGAACCATCACCATAAATTCCGTCAGTGTCGCCCCCTACTGCAATTCCATAAGATAGATTACTTCCCTGAGTTGTACTTTGTAATACTCTAGGTAAGGTCTCACTTGAAACAATTGTTGTAGTGACGGCAACAACAGAACCCATGTCAATGGAGCCATTGGATACTTGATTGATAACAGAACTGGACTTGTGGTCTATTGGACCTCTGGCAAGTCCTTGAAATCTGTTAGTATTTGCCATGAATGATGTATTTAGTATTTGATTATATGCATTTATTAAGAAATCAGTCCAAAGTTAATAACATTAAAAATTAGATTTTGTTAAAATAATAAAAAAGAAATTAGATTTGTCAACAACTAGTTTGACATTTCATTGTTTGCTTGTGTAATTTCACTACGAGCTGTATTTAGATCAAAGTTCTTGTTTGTTTTCTGAGTATATGCAATTGCTTCTTGAGGACTCGAAATTCCTACTGGAATAGCACTGCTAGTCGTTTCCCTTATTCTTGCAGGAGCATTTGATTTAACAAAATCCATGTCAAGTGTGTAAGTTCCTGCTCTGGCTTCTGTTTCTCTAATCTTTTGAGAAAGTTTCTTTATTGCAATGTCTTGCTTTTGGGAGTGTTCCAATAGTGGCTTTACTACAGTCTCATGATATTGCTTGATTGTATATCTAGTCTGCTTTAGCTGATCACCTGCTCCCATTGGTGGAATCTTTGGCATACCAACTCCCATACTCTTTGCAATGTCTGGATGTAATCCACCCATCTCATTCAAGTTCTTTGGGAATGGTGCATCTTGTGTCTCACCCATCTGGTTTTCAGTATCAGGTGCATTTAGCATATCCTCATCACCTTCTTTTTTGCCTTCACCTGTATATGGTTCCTCATTTTCTGAGGATTGCTCAGAGCCTTCATTTCTTTTCCCAGTGTTGCCATTGGCAAGTTCCTCTTCTTTTACAAAGTGTTCACCTTTTCTTTTTAGTCCAGGGGATTCAGGCTCTGCTGGTTCCTCTTCGGGATCAAGTTCTCTAATTACAGTATTTAGCATGGACACGCCATATTCATAGCTTGCAGGATTTGGATTCATTCTCTGTAGGATTGAAGCCTCTACAAGTTTTATTTGAGTTGGATTTGCTCTCAATTGTTTTAAAATAGGATCTGCATCCGCTAAGGTCTTTGCTTCTTTTAGTTTTTTAATTAAACCATTCATGATATTTGAAATGAATATTTAGTTATATGCATTTTTTAGAAAAAAGAAATCAGCTTCCTAAAGATGTACACAATACCAATGCTACGGAAGCTGCTGCAGTAGCGAGTAGTGCATGTGATATGATTGAACTTTTACTCATGGATATGAAATGGATTGAATAATTATATGCATTTTATAATATCTCAATTATCGTAGATTTGATTCCTGGTGTTGCAACTGGAATGTGCTGTCCTCTCCACATTATCCCATTAGGATTAGTCACTACCCAAGTCATTGCAATTCCATCAAGCTCACCTAATATTACACCTTGAGGGGTATTGCACATCTCACAGTGATTTCCAATACAGTTCTCATTGCACGGCTCTACACTTTGAGTTCTAGGATTGCCACCATTAATTGATACGGCAGAGATGGAGCCATCATCTATATATTGATTAATCTGTGGATCAGTCTCCATTACTAGCATCTGAATCTCTTTTCTATTCGCATCATATTCAGAATCTAAAATCTCGCCACCAGTAGCATAATCTTTCTCGTGGTTAATGTCCATCTTTTTTCCAGTTGCAGTTCGTGCCATAGAGTTAAGCTCTTTTCCTGATAGCTTTCGCCTATACTGTTCACCCTCTCCTCTATGGTCTGTTATTGTTTCAGTAGCTGCTCTGATTAGATACAGAGTTGCATTATTTTCACTTGCAGCATTTTTAGCTTCTTTGATATAATCATCAGAGAGCCATTTTACCTGATGTCTTATTTTACCAATTGCTTCTTGTATTGGGTTGGTTCCTCTAGTTCGTTTAGATAAATCACCATCGGGCTTTACTGTATGTAGTGTGTGATCTTTGGCTGCATTTTTGATATGAGATTCAATCTTGCTAAATTCTGACTGTTGCTTTCTGTTTAGAGAATCAGGAGTTTTTGCCTTTGTTATCTTCCATGTACAATGACAGTGGGGATGTACTAAATTCACATATCCCTTTCCCTCGATTGGAAGTATTGGTCTGTTGTGAGTATCCATTAAATTGAATGATTCTCCCACGTAATCATCGCAAACGTCTTTTCCTTTGTGGGATGGAGACAGTGTAAACTCTGCCATAACTTCTGGAATGTTATGAGTGAAATAATCACTTCTCTTTTCCGGCTCTTCCGGTGCAGCATCTAGATAATCATTAACTATTTGTGTGGATGAAAAACCAGCTCCTAACAACGCAAGGAACGGCGCTAATTTTTTTAGCAATGATTTCTTTTTATCTTTTGTAGTTATTGCCTCATTGAACTGACCGCTAGGTTCTATAATTATTGGTGGTATATCTATGCCAAAATTAATTTGCGAGTCCTCTACAGGATAACGCCATTCAGGTATTGACTTTTCAACATTAAATCCATGCTCACCCTCCATTGATGGCTCTGAATTTATCTGAGATGCAGTTGCACTCCAATTAGCAGAAGGCTCTGCAGGAAAATTGGTAATAGAATAAACATCAGATACTGCACCTATTGGTCTGTCAGTTGCATTGGGGTTGGGAGTTGGAAATGATGGGTATGGTGTGCCAGTTGTTCCTATTCCATATGGTGATTCATTGGGAGTTGGGAACGGTTGTGTCTTGTCAGTGTTGGGTTGTATTACTGGTGGTTCTTTTGATGCAAAAATTAAATCAAGATTAATGTTTCCAGCTAAATCAACTCCTGTAACTGGTCCAGGCCAAGGCTCAGCAGTTGGTGTGGGATAATCAACAAATTCAGCTTGTACTGCCCTTGATAGCTCAGGCTCTGCAATTCCCCTTCTTTGTAATTCGTTATATCTTAACTCCATCTGTTTTTCCAGAGTATTCTTTTCTAAGATTAGTAGTGTTTTTTCTTCTTCTGACATTTACAACTCCTATCCATGCTTGCATCCAATACTTCTCTCATTATGGTTTCCTCAATACTTTCAGAGTGTGGCTTTTCACCTGTACTATCTACACATATTGCCCAAGCTGAATCATCATCATGTCCTTGAGCTTTTACATCTCTAACACATCTTTCTAGTTTCTCAGGCATTACTCTCTCTCCTTTTGGTTATTTTGTTCGTTAGACATATTTTGTCCATTCTCCCCATGTTTTAGGATATTTTTTCTTTATTTCTTTTCTAAATTTCATCCTTAATAGATCATAATCTCCTGCATGCTCCAAGTTCATAAAATGCCAGATAATATTGTGAATGATTTCATGTGAAAAAACGTGTATGAGTGTGTCAAGTAATTGTTTAGATCTATATCTCAACCACTTGTTATTGTTATTAATAAAAACAACGGTTGGAAAAGCTGAGTTAGCAGATGCAATCCATGAATATTTGATGCCTTTTTTATTTCCTTTTTTCATACCCACAAGTATAACATCTGAACCGTAGTTCGGCATCTTCCTCTCTGATTGTTGATCAGGCATTATCGGCAAGTCTCCACTATCTCTTCAGAAAATTCATTAATTGCAAATGTATGAAGATTAGCTTCTGGTATGTTTACAATGTATGTGCCAAAGTTGGTAGTTATCTTTATCTTCATTTTGGAATCACCATCTGCTTCTCATATTCATCATGAGGGAGAATGTCCTCTAGTTTTTTAATTTTATAGCCTAATGCTTCTTCAAGTAATTTTATTTTATATTCTTGCATTTCGTTTTGAAGTTTTTTTGTATATTCCACATCTTTCTCTAGTTGAAAATATACACGAATTTCATTGTGATAGCTTAACACAATCTTATGATCTCGTGTACCTAATGGCGGTTTATTCATAATCTCTCCGATTTTTCCACATATTTTCCATTTGAATTTTATATCGTGCATATTTTTTATGCCAGATTGGTTCATATTCTACATACTGATAGGGCATCCAGTTTTTGTCAGGTATTATAGAAGGATAAAACGTTTCAGTACCCCCTGTTGTTAGAGCGAAACTGCTTGTAGTTGCATCACCCCATGTAAAGTTGTTAAAATCATTATAGGTATCAATCATTCGTAATCCCTCCCATATTCAAAATCTTGTGATACATCTGACTGCTCATAGTCAGATGGAATCATGCCATCCCCCCTTACATCAATCATCATATCATCATATATGGCATCATCCATTGGTGGACTACCCATCGTAAAATTATTAAACTCTGGATATACCTCACCACCTCCAATATCGTCTTGTGGTGGTAGTTCTTCTTGTGGCTCTACGTTATCTAGTGCCATCTGTCCCATTGGGTCATTGTACATGTTCTCTATATCTTGCTCAGTATCTTCATTGAATGGAACTCCTGCCATCTTATACATGTCAATGAGCGGTTGGGTATTCTGCATAAGGATAGGATTCTGCTGATATGAATCAATTAATTTTATTAGATCCTCAATTGGAACATCTTTCTTTTCCATTGTACCAAAGTTTAGATCAAATTTAATGTCATACCAATCCATTGGTATCAATCCAGCTAGATAGTCCATTCCTTCATATGGATTTGCTTCATACCACGGCTCAAAGAATTTTTTAGCTAACTGTGTCTTTACTGCGATGGTAAATGCTGATAGTCCTGATTCTTTTTCTTCTTGGGCTGATTCTGCGTTTGCGTACTGATGTGAGGACTCTGAACCCTGCTTTCCTGAAAAGTCATTTAGTGCCTTCATTATGGGGGATGATACAGTTTCGATAAATTCAGTAGGATTGAATGTTCGAGTGTTTGTTCCCAATTCTTTGATGTCAAGATTTGCACCTGACACCAAGTCCTGACCTACTTGTAGCTGTTCCACAAATGATTGGAGCTGTCCTCTCTCATCTTCTGATGCTCCTGGTGCTACATACACGTTTCTTGTTACATATCTTTGAGATGCCATCTGCATGATAAACTGGATAGCATATTTCCTATCAAGCATAGATGGTAAGGTAACTTGTTGAGTATCATCGCCATTTATTACCATATCAAAGACTCGCTGAGATGTTGCAGCTACTCCAAAGCCTGTGCCAAACACAGAAGCATTAACAGGATTCCAGTTAAAGTGGATAATCTCTCCTGGATTGTGATACCCCTGATATTCTGCACCCCTAAACTCATACTTGTATGGCACTCTAGATCTATCCCACCATACCCTGACAAATGATGATATTGGAATATGCATAAGATCATCCATTGATCTTACATTTGCGATTCCCATTCGTGGCTTCCAAATGCTATTACCATACCATAACAACTCTTTGATTAGTTCAGTATCAAAAATGTCAAATGATATGTCACTGGTGAATCTCTCCAAATAGTCCGTAATCTCTTTAGATACAGTATTGATGTAATGCTCTCCACCTGTTACCTGAGAAGATAGGGAATTGATTGCAAGCTGGACATCCTCATCTATTTGTAAGGCTACGGCTTGTGTGCTAAATGGTATAGATGGCTGATCAAATGTACGGCTAGTATATCCCTCTCTGGAATATGCACCAACTGTACTAATTTCAGGTCCCCACACTGGCTGCGATAATCCAGGAGATAATTCCGTAATTGGCGTGTTCATGTGATGTTTGAGTGATTGTAAGGATAATGAATTGGAATTATTATTTGTAGATTTTGGAGTATAACTTGGTGGCATGATAAACTGGCCTATCTTTTTTCGTATTGCTCTAGTTCTTTGTTTTGGTGCTACGAAAAACTTGGTAGGCCACCTTTTCATGAGCTAATTCTCGTTTCATAAATTATATGCATTTTATCACGATAATCCTTAGTTGCATCATTTTTAGCACACCTTGAGCACAATTGGTAGTTATCCCAACAAGTGATATGCCGTGTGGTTCTGACTACTTTCCGGCAGTCTGTACCGTTTCGATACCCCAAACACATCAATATGTTATTAACAAATGAATCAATTCTTAATAACTTTTATGGCATTTTAATGTCTATATTTAATAATTTTCGGCATGAATGCACTCGGATCATAATTCTCATATGCGATAAATGCGTGAATTAATGCAGACACCTCATCCCAGTAATGCTCGTATAACTTCTCTGCGTGCTGGCGTTTGTCGCCTTCCTCTTTGGCACCCAATGTATCATCCTCTAGATCAGCTCGTTTTATTTTGAGCAAGCCCTGCTCTAGTGAATCAACATCCAAAGGATTCTCATATGGGATTACCAATTTGGGTCGAGCTTTTCGCTTGTTTGTAGGGTCGGTAATATCTGCAATTGATGATTTTATAATACCCACTAGATGATCCACTCTCTCTGTCTTGTGTACCTTTAGATATGGATTCTTTATTCCAAATTTCTTTTCATCCATCTCTGCATCTATTTGAAATGTGTGGGTTTCCTCTAGTAAATTACCCAGAGTAAACACACCTTTAACTTTAGAATGGCCTAATGCATCCTGTAGTATTCTAACACCTGACTTGCCAAAGCCCAAGTCACATGCAGTATTTTCTACATGATATTTTTTGATTAACGGGATTAGGTCGTGTGCCTCTTCTGCATCAGATCTCTCTACGAGGAATTTCTTTTGGTAAGCTATCTGGAAATGAGCTGGAATATACTGTGTCTTTCTATAACATAATAGTACAGTAAAGACGGTATATGATTTGCCTGACTTGTTACTGCCCCAATCAATACCCGCCGTAATATGTAATGAATTACCATGTTTCTCTTTTAGTCTCTCTATCTCTTTTGGTGTGAGAAATCCTATACTATCATCGTAGCATCGCCTAATCATTTCTAGAGTGAGTGGTCTTCCCCTAGATGCATAAAACCATCCCTTACAATGGGCTTGATATAGATCATCTGATTCGTGTAATGCCTGATACTCTACGGAATCATGAATCTCCATATGATATTTTTTACAGTCAGATATGGTTAATGGGATTTCAGGGAATATCTCTTGAGGAAAATGATAAATCTTGTATGTAGCAACTCCTGAATTTGCTGAATGGACTTTCTTGAGGTTACCTGATAATATCTTGGAGAGTTCCTCAGGTGTATTGGTAATTTTTCCATCGTCGTTAAATTTTAACTTGTGTCGCCAGCCCTGACCACGCCATCTCTTTCCAGTTATCTCATCTTCATATGATGATTTGTCATCATACTTCCAGTCGTAAATGTCAGCTTCAGTCATTAACAAGTCATGCCATGAACTTCCTTCTTCTCCACCAATGCCAAACATGATGGACTCTCCCTTATGAGCTCGAATAGTGTGAAACGCTATCCTTTTCTTTGTAAGGTCTTGTTTTTGAATTTCATCAAATACGAGTCTGTATAATGTAAGACCTTCCACTTTGGCATAGTTATTCTGTGAGTGTCTGAGATATACTCTTGAGTGGTTAGTTAGTTTGACAGTTTTTACATTAGCTCTACCATGTGGTAAGAATGGTGCGAGTAGTGGATTTGCCAGAAAGGTTCCCTCACGTAATCTCTCTACACTGAATGCCTCTAATGCATCAGGATCATGTGTGATGTAGCCTGCAGCTCTAAATGATCCACTTGTAACGGTTTCACCTAAAAAATCAGTGGCTGCCGTGGATTTGTACACTTGCCTACCACATATCGCACCTTTACGTTTATGAGGATCTAGATAGAACATTTTCCAAAAGGGTATTAAATCAAAGTTGCGTGCTTCACCTCCTACATTGGGACGATACTTTTGAATCCAATCCCAAACATTTTGTGCAGTTAAATTTTGTTGATTGGGATTATCTCTTTCATCTATTTGCTGCTCTATCTGTTCTAGGCGATAGTCAAATGTGTGGTTACTCATCAGCTAATTTATTTATGATTTCTTGGGTTATCATTTGATTAAATTTTTTACCTTCTTCTTTAAGCCATTCCTCGGGAGAGATTCCTTTCTTTTCTGCTTCTTCTAAACAATTAATTAGATAATCTATTCCAATTCCCATGATATTACCTATACTTCTCCTGCATACGTAGCCATACGCTATTCTTATCTAGCGTATTCTTTATGAGATCTATCATTGACTTTGCAAGCCTATCTTTCAGATTGTTTTGATACCTGTATCTAGTTAAGAATCCTAAATCGTACATTATCTATACTTCTCCAAGGGTGCTTCCTCAAACATCTGCATATTGACAGGCATATTCTTCTGTTTCTCCTCGACTGCCTGTAGTCTCTTATCCAGCTTGAATGTCTTGTGGATAGAGCCTGCTATATTGATATTATATGCACATTTATTGGCTAGTTCGGCTGCCTTGGTTGCATCTGACTCATCCTTGAATGTCTTTGTGAATATGAAATAGCGTGCAGCTTGATCGTGAATAATAGACTGTAAAGTTCTAATGTTGTATTCCATTTCACTTTCTTGAGTTTTCATTTATGTACCCATTACCCCCTTATTTTTAAAATACTTTATGGTTTTAGTATATAAAGACTATTAAGAATTATAGCATTTGTTAATAATAAAACCAACCTCTCCACGCACTATAGTTGAATCATCTGAGATTACGCTTCCTCGAGGCTTATGGATTGGTGTGCTGTTGGGTGGTATTTAATATGTTTTAAGAGAGGATGTTTCTAGGTTCCTCTTCTGTTCAAATGTCATTCGAATACCTTTTTTACAAATCTTTTCAATAAAGGAAGATTGACATGCTTATCACAATAAATCATTTTTTGAGGGAGAGCGGCTCCGCAGATAAGTAGGTATTGTGTTTTTTCATGTTTGTTTAGTTGATAACATTCTTCACAATCTTCTCGTAGCCATTCCCATTCTTTTTCTAATTCTTCACTCATTAATCGTCTTCCCCTTGTTTCATTCAGTTATTCAACTCTCTAAATCTACCTGATTTCATTAACACATCTTTTTCAATGGTATCAAGAAGCATGTCTATCATATTGGATTTCTCCTGCAAATATTCAAAGGATAAATGATCACCATTAAACATTACACCAGCTTGATCTAAAAATCCTTTTTTGTTGACATGTGACTTTATGCCGTTATTCTTGCATCTGATTTGATTAACTAATGTCATTAGATATTCTGTATCAATCTCTTTCATGTCTTATCTACCCCTTGAGCATCTTTGTCATTCGTAACAATAAAACCTTGACCAACACAACTTTTACAAGTTTCAGGTGTTGTGCTTGTAGAATTCCATAACCCTGAAGTCTGATTATAGAATCCATTAGGCTGTCTCTTATACACATCTCCGAGCCCACGAGACCG